AAGTTGAGCGTGCCCGTGGTGCAGACCCAGACGATCAACGGGATTTCTACCCCGACGGTCGTTCGGACTGCGTATGTGGACGCAACGTTCACGTTCGACGGCACCGCTTCCGAACAGGAGCGGAAAGACATCGTCGGCATGTTCCAGTCGAGTCTCGACCCGGCTAAGGTGCTTGTCAACGATACGCTGATTAAGCTCCAGGGCGTATACTAACGCTATGGACTTGGTCACGTGGGGCCCATTGGGCTCCCAAGTGGATCCAGAATTCCACAGGTTGTTCTTGCTAGTGGCTGATTACATCGGTGATATGATCCGGTTGTTTGGCTTCTAGTTGCCGTTACCACGATTGAGGAGTACCCAATCTTGCGAAATGTCAAATCCAGTCAGGAACTGACTTTTGCACCTTCTTTCTCTGAGCAGGTGATCGCTGATCTTTTAGCGCACCTTCAGGAAGCTGAGGCAAATCCGTTATCGGAAGTGCATCGGTTTAAAATCCAGTATCTTCGAGCAATGGTGCTCGGGAAATTCCTGGACCCTGACCCGAAAGGGGTGGAGGAGAGGCACGTCGCCGCCATTGAAAAGTGGAGGCGAGTGGAGCTTTTGAACGCCAAAAGCAATCTGAGGCTCTTTTGGAGAGACAACATCAGCTTCGGCGGTGGAGTCCTTTCTGAGAGAGTGTTGGATGTGGCTAAGCGAACCATTCGCAAAGTCATAGGGGATGAGCCAGAGTTGGATGTCCTTTACGGGACATTCACCAATGGTGCGTCGACCAGCATGCGCAAGCGTGCCGGTGTTGTGGCGGATAAGTTCAAGGTGGGAGCGGACGTTACCGCTCCGTGCCTTGCGCGTTTCCGACAGATTGTCGAGACGTGTGAGACATGGAAGCACTACCGCGAGGGCTTCACAACCTTCAACGTGGTGCGCGGTGGCGCTCTGTTTACCGTGCCGAAGAACAACGAGATAGATCGGTGTGCCGTTAAGGAACCTGATCTAAATATGTTCATCCAGAAGGGGATCGGAGCTTTCATAAGAAAGAGGCTCAAATCCCGTTTGCGTGTCGATCTTAACGATCAAACGCACAACCAGCGGCTGGCTCGTCTTGGGTCGGTTGATGGTTCGTTGGCTACTCTGGATCTCAGCAGCGCGTCGGATACGGTCTGTGAAGGCCTCGTCCGCGTGTTGCTTCCAGAAGCTTGGTTCGATCTCCTGAATGATTGCCGCAGTCAAGCGGTCAGTTACAAGGGGGAGTGGATTGAGTTGAACATGTTTTCCAGTATGGGAAACGCATTCACGTTCGAACTTGAAAGCCTAATCTTTTGGGCGATCGCGAACGCAGTGTGTTACTGTTCTGGGTCTCGTGGACACATCTCTGTATACGGGGACGACATAATCGTCCCCTCAGGTGCCGCTGGCCTTCTGGCCAAAGTGCTTCAGTTCCTGGGCTTCAAG